AGGCGGTATAGCTGATATTCAGTTAATTAGGCGGTATGCTTTTCATTTACAAAGGCTTACCGCCTATTGTATTTTAAAAATGTACGTGTATTTTGCACAAAAAATGAGTAGAATAAACGCAAATGTTGTACAATAGTTATGCAGTTTTGACAACAGTGTTGTACAAGTGTTGTACAAATGCTTTTTCCGTATAGTCAATAAGTTATGGGCGTTTTGCCTTAATCGCATTGGAACACGGAACAATCACTTTGGAACATAGTACGCCCAAACAGAATGTTTAATTATAAAACGAATATAAAATGGCAACATTAAAAGCAGTAGTGAGAACGGCACGGGCTGACGGATTTTATCCGGTATATATCCGGGTGACTCATCATCGAAGCTCTGCGTTCATTAAAACAGACAAGATGGTGACGAAGAAGGAACTCACGAAAACTAATGAGATTAAAGACCCGTATGTTTTGCAATTCTGTTCGCAGAGAATATTGGAGTATACGGAGAGACTTAACAGCAAAAATATTGAGCACTGGACAGTCAAGGAAGTAGTCGAGTTTCTTACAAGTGGAAATGATGATGTTTGCTTTTCAGATTATGCGCGAAAGCATATCAACCGAATGATTGATAACGGTCAACAACGTAATGCTAAGAACTATCAGTTGGCATTGCAACATTTGGAACGTTTTTTAGGAACAACGCAGATAATGTTCTCACACCTCACATCGCACTTGATGAATAGATGGATTAAGTCGCTTGAACAGACACACCGAGCTAAGGAGATGTATCCTATCTGTATGCGACAGGTATTTAAAGCTGCTATTCTGGAGTATAACGACTATGATAATGGGATTATTCGTATAAAAACTAATCCATGGGTGAAAGTGGAGATTCCTTCGGCAGATCGTGCAGAAAAACTAGCCATTACACCCGAAGCGTGTCGGGAGTTCTTTTCATTTCCTCTGCCGGAAAGTAAGATGAAATATCCGCAGACGGAGTTCGGACGTGATATAGCTATGATGGTGCTTTGTTTGGCAGGAATCAACACTGTTGATTTATATAATTTAAAAAAGCAGGATTATCGGAATGGCATCATTCACTATCAGCGCGCCAAGACAAAGAAGTTCCGTGCCGACGGTGCATATATGGAAATGCGCGTGCCGGCAATTATTCAACCGCTCTTCGATAAATACCTCAATACGAAGGGGGATGATGATCGTCTGTTCAATTTCTATCAGCGTATGACTACATCTGACAGTTTTGGTTCTAATGTTAACAGTGGAATTAGGCAAATATGTGAGGCCATGGGAATGGCCAAAGAAGAACGGTATTCGGTTTATACATTCCGGCATACGTGGGGTACTGTGGCACAGAATGACGTGAGAGCTTCAATTGATGAGGTTGCATTTGCGATGAATCATGCTGCTGGACATAAGGTAACACGGGGTTATATAAAGATAGATTATTCACCTGCTTGGGAATTAAACGAGAAAGTGGTTGATTTCATCTTCTTCTCCGGTAAGACATCTGTTCGCGAGCAGAAGCAGGAAGATACGCATTTTAGATTATCATTCCGATATATGGTAAATGGGGCGGCTTACCACAATGGGCAGAAAGTTGCAGAGTTGACTGATGTAGGATTCAACAACGTGGACGATGTTATAGCACGACTTGTGACAATGTTGCCCCCAGATATTCCTAACCGTTCTATGGTGATGTTTAAAATCGTCAATCTTGATAAGAATCAGACGGTAGTATATCAGCGGCAGAAAGGAAAGGGCTTCTGATTTATCCGAACCTACAAGGAACTTTTTCTTTGTAGGTTTTTGTTTTTATGAAGAAAAGCGACATCCTTTCGGACATCGCTTCCAAGCAAAACTGTATTATAATTCTCCCCCAGAGGAGCTTCTTACGTCTAAAGTAGAGAGAAATAGATTATTCTTCCTCTTCATCTCCGGCAAGCTCGACCAGCTTATCTTCAATGGTAAGGTGAATTTCGTTATCATCAATGCTGATGTTTCTCGGCATAATTATTTTAATGAACTCCATAGAAACCTTCACTCGGTCTTTAGGATCAAGTTCTAAAAAGTCTTGCATTATTAGCGGTGACATATCCCCTTCAGGTATCGTATTGTGAGTTTCAAGCCATTTTTCAATCATGCCTTTGGCCAATGCTGTTATTTTGTTAGGTGTTCCTTTTTGTCGTCCTCCTGTCTTTTTCCCTTTTGCCATACCATAATGATTATTAGTGTAAAAAGATAAAATGATGTTGCGAAGATAAGGGCTTACTTTCGCAAATGAGGTATAACTTTTAATAATTAAAACAAAGGTCTTATGGGATTAATTGGAAGTGCTATAGGAGCGGCAGGTAGCATATTTGGCGGTATCTCTGCATCGAAAGCAATGAAGAAAATTAAGAGCAACGTTGAGGCGCAGCGACAGAAGAACCAAAATTGGTATGATCGCAGGTACAATGAGGATTATACGCAACGAGCCGATGCGCAACGTATTCTCACGCAGACGGAAGAGAGTATCAAGAACCGTAATAGGCAGGCAGCAGGTGTACAGGCTGTAATGGGTGGTACTGATGAAAGTGTAGCAGCAGCGAAGGAAGCAAACAGTAAGGCTCTTGCTGATGCAACATCACAGATTGCATCACAGGCTGATGCACGCAAAGATAACATCGAGGCCACCTATATGCAGAATGACAATGCTTTTGTTGAGCAACTCAATCAGTTAGAAAAAGGTAAGGCAGAAGCGATAGCCGGAGCCGTACAAGGAGTAACGAGTGCGGCAAGCAAAATGCCATTTTAATGTGGAGGTAACTAATGGCAACATATGATGATATATTAGGTAATGGAGGTGGCACACCTTCTCCGAAAGGTTCTAAAGAATGGCACGAACAGCAACAAGACGGTTCTTCTGCATCTCCACCTGTAAAGGGTACACAGGAATGGGCGGAACAAAAAGCGGCTGCGGCTCCTGTTGCTACCGCACCTAAACCTGACACAACTACTACACCGCCACTTCCGACCAAGCAAGAAGGCTCGGACGGTGGTGCCCTTTCATACGCTGAACTGTTCAAGAAACTTAATCCTTATACTCCACCAACTGACGAAGAACTTGCTAAAGAGAAGAAAAAGCAGAAACGTGACCAAATTTTTGCTGCAATTGGTGATGGTATATCTGCTCTCTCCAATCTGTACTTTACAACACAGGGTGCACCGAATATGTACAGTGGAAAAAACACAGCTTCGGAAAGGCTACAGGTTAGGTATGACCGATTAATGAAAGAACGTAATGAGAATTCCCGGGCTTATTTGAACGGCTTATTTGTTGCTATGCAGGCTGATGATGCTAAAGCGAGAGATGATCGCAACTGGAGACATCAGTTGGCACGCGAGAAAAGAGCAGATGGTATTGCGGACGCAAAGGAAAAACGAGATAAACAGATGTTCGACCTCAACGTTAAGCTCCAGAACAATAAAATATCAGCGACCGAAGCTGATGCAGAACGTAAAAGAGTGGAGGCCGAATATGCTGATGATCTTGCAAAGGCTAAGGTTGATACAGAGAAGGCTAAGGCAGTTGCTTCGCGCGCTTCTGCTTCCGCATCCAATGCTAGAGCTGGGTATTATAACCGTGGCGGTAGTGGCGGCAATAAGAAGAGGATGACACTTACTATCGATGGTAAGACCACTTACTATGATACGAAAGAAGATTATGAGAGAGCGGTGCAGCGTGAGGCTAAACGGTTAGGTATTAAGACTCACCAATATGTGAAAACCACAGAAAATGATGTAATGGGGGCAAAAGAAAAGAATGTCTCTACTCCAAAACCCATCAGCCAACTTGCCGGTGAAGTTGAAACGGCATCGAATAAGAAGAAAAGTCCAACAGCCGGAGATAACAGCAGTAATAAAAAGAAAAGTCCAACATCATAAATGAAACATTATGCCTGAAAATGAGGATAAAATAAAGAAACTATACGATACGTTTGTTTCTGATGGTTACGACATGGAGAGTGAAGAAGATTTCCGCAAGAACTTATCGGATTCTACAAAACGCAGGGCAGCTTATGATGCTCTTGTGAAAGATGGTTATGAGATGGAACCGTTTGAAGAGTTTGAGAATAATATAGGCTTCGGAAAGATTCAAACACCCGTACCGGAACCTGCCGTACAAACGGAACAGGTGTGGCAACCTACTGAACAAGAAAAAGCAGAGATGATTGCCGGTACAAACCGTATGATGCAGAATGTGGAAACACAGATACAAGACGCAAATGAACGTGTAGACAATATACAAGAATACGGGTTGAATCCCGGATTGCAAACTAAAGAGGGTAAAATGCAGTTTAATCCTGAAAATGGGAAACTGGAAAAAACATATATTACTCCACTTGGTAACAAGACTACTAGTAAACCTCTTGCTGACATCGAGAGTTTCCGGTACCGACAAGCTGCCGATATGTCAATCGGCGGACAGTTACGCAAGGCTAATCTCCGTTTGCAGGAGTTAAAAGCTAAGCAAGCGGAAAGAGCCTCCGAAGTGCATAAGGAATGGGTAGAAGAAACGGAAAAGAACAAAGCGCCGCTCGCTGCCATATTGGGAGCAGCCACTTACACACCGCGCCAGCAATCAGACAAGGAAAACAGCGCATTGAGAGTAGCCATTAGAGAAACAGAAGAGCTCATCAAGAACCTTGAAGAACAGAAAGACCGTGAAAATGGGGTTGATGTAGGCTTTTGGCGTGGTTTTGGTCGTACTATGGGTGATGTACGCACGTGGGATTTCGGTATGGGTGATATGGCGGATGCCATGACCATGATGAATGCCGACAAACTTAAAGGTGATAATGCCACAGAGGGCGAGCGTGAATCTCATGATATGATGATGGGTGCAATCCATGAGAAACAACAAGCAGAGGAAAGATACGGTGGAAATGCCGATTTCTGGTATAGAACTGGTATGACTACTGGGCACATGCCGGCTTATATGGTGGATTTTGCATTAACTCGCGGTGGATTTAATGGACTGTCCTTTTTATCCAAAGGAAGTGCTAGACTTGCCGCCAAGACTATCGGTAAAGAAACGGCTGAAAAAATGGCTCAACAGGGATTTAAATCCTATATTAAAGAGAATGGTGTCAGAGGGTTAGGACAGTACGCAACAGATTGGACTATCAAAGCACTTGGGACAACCGCAGATGATTTGCTTGTACGTGCTCCGGCGATGACAAACACCATACAGGCAGGAAAAACGGTCTCTGACATCATTGACCGGAAGCTAGGTGATGTGGTTGTTGATGAAAACGGTAACTATGATTTCTCCAACGATAAGACTTGGGGAAGTGCCATTTGGCAGGGAGAAGCTAACAGCATCATTGAAAACTACTCCGAAATGTTTGGGGCACACCTTGACCCTGTTGTCTCTTTGGACAATATGAGTAAGTTGGCTAATATCATTGGGGCGAAACGATTGAGCGGCGTACTTGCAAAAGCCGATACCGAAGCACTGAACGGTATAATGGGACAAACACATCAAATGTTTAATAAAATGGGTGTGAGTGATTATATCGGTGAAGTTTCAGAAGAATACTACGGTCAACTATGGCGCACTATGCTCAATCTTGATGATGCTTACCAACAAAATCCAGACGGAACACGTACCAACTTGTTTGCTACCGGTCAATTTCATGGTGATATATGGGGTGGTATGGCACTTTCCATGGGACTGATAGGCGCAGGAAAGCAAACCTTATCTGCCGCGAACTACGCCTCCATGAAGCACGGCATAAACAAAGCTGATACAAAAGTGAATGAATTGCTTGGCAAGGAAGTATGGGAACCGTTAAAAGCGACACTTGATCTTACCACCAATGAGAATTACGGAGAGGTTGCAGAACTCATTGTCAATGATAAAGACTTTACGACTGATGAGAAAGCAGCCGTACTGAACTATATGGAACGTTCATTGAACTTACGTGGATTCAACCTTGCTTCTATGGCTCAATCTCGTGGTGGTGTTCAAAGTGAAAGCGAACAACAAGCAAACGACAGCTATATTAACGGATACAATGCTACAGGAAGCCAAGAAATGAACGATGCGAAGAACCTGTACGAATACCATCGAACACAAGTGGCAGACCTTGCAGATGAGAATATGTTTGCGATGATTGAAGAGAATCCGATTGCCGCATTGGAGTTTGTGAACGGGAATGAGCAATGGAGTGATGAGGATAAGTCTTCTGTTATCGACTATATCAATGCCAAGCAGGTTTACAATGGCATGATTCAACGTGTACGTGATGATATAGACGGACGGGTGGAACAGAGCAATTCGATGATAGATGCACGTGTGAACCGCAAGACAGGTATGATACAGGGGGCAACCATGAAGCAGGATGAACGCAAGGTGTATGTTCTTAGTGGGACTCTTGTACCATATGCAGATGGTAGCGGTGTAAGTGTGACTGATTCTGACAATAGCATCATTGTTCGTGATGCGGACACAGGTGGGCTTGAACAAGTATCTCCCGATGCTATATTGTCTATTGATGATGTACAAGACCCATACGAGCAGAAGGAGTTGGTTGCACAATCTATCAGAGAACAATTTGCACGTGAAGCTGCGGATAAGATTGATGGTGTTGTCACATTCAATCCGGGCGAAACCTATACCATTGCCGGTGAAGGCGGTTCGCAAATACAGGTCACAATAGTTTCAGATGAGAACGGAATCATAGACAATGGCGACGGAACTATCAATGTGACAGACGGAACAAATGTATTCCCTATAGCAAAAGAGGCTATCCAACAGTTTGTGGATGCATCTAACATTGCACGAATCGCAGAGTTTGAGCAACAGAGAGCTGAAGAAAACCTTGCTTTGCAGCAGGAAGAGCAGGAAGCAGACCGACCGCAATATGCAATGAATGACCTTGTGACGCTCCGTGATGAAAATGGTATAGGTATTCGTGGTAACATCACCGCCGATGTGGATGCCGATGGACTATATGAAGTTTATACGGAAGATGCCTTGAATGGTAAGCGTGTGAATATGTTTACCCGTGAAGAGCTTGATTCCATGCTGATAGAACACAATGGGCAACCTGTTGAGATTGCCAATTCAAGTGTGAATGATAATTCGGAAGTGGCAGCAAGTTCTCTGGAGGAACAGCAGTTGCAAGTGTCTGCATTAGAACGAATCCCCAAAGATGAACAAGGTAATCCTATCTATGAGCAGGCGGAAGCTCCCGACCTTGCTTGGGATGCCATTGTTGAGCAGACAGAGGGAGACGAAGCTATGGCCCAGTCCGTGGCTAACGGAATGGTTGCGGACAAGGAAGCAGTATTGAAGAAAATCGAGAAAACGAAATCTGCTGGTGGAAACACTGTTGCAGAGAAGATCGCAGCTGAAAAGGAGCGCAAGGCGGCAATTGATGCAGCCAAACAGGAATTGTCCATTTGGCAAAAGATAGCCGGCACTGCCAACCGCAGAAAAATGGAAGCAGATGCGGAGCGCAGACGCATTGCCGATGAAGCTGCCGCATTGCGCAAGGCGGAAGAAGAAAAATTGCGTGCAGAGCGTGAGGAAGCAGAACGCAAGGAACGTGAAGCACTTAACGGAGTTCCCGATATAGTGGAAGATGTTCCTAAAGATGCTCGTGCAAGAGGATATAGACGTGTAAACGGCCATAAGGTTGACAGACAAGAACCATTACAGGCTGTACAAGGCAAAGAGGTGAATGTGAAATTTAGCAATGATGTAGTGGTTCCTGGCAATGTAACCGTGATTGATGCGTCATTGTTGCAACCGAGTCATATACAAGGTGTGCGCAATTCTCTGCATTTTATTGATGAAGCGCAACCAAAGGAACGCAATGACGAAGCAAGCGTATTGTCTGCACGGAAAATCGCCGAGAACATTCGTCCGGAAGAAATCACATCAAGTATTACCGCTTACACCGGTGCGCCGACCGTAAACGAACGTGGTGAAGTAATACAGGGAAACAACCGTAGTGATGCCTTGCGCCTGATGTGGGAAAGTCATTCGGAACAGGCCGAAGCATATAGACAGTACCTGAAAGACCATGCGGAAGAGTTTGGACTGCGTGCCGAGGACATTGCGCTCATACAAAGCCCGGTGTTGGTAAATATGCTTCATGTGGACGATACAGAAGCCCTCAATCTTGGTCAGTTTGTTGCACAAGACACAGAAAGTGGAGGTGTTGAACGTATTAAACCTAAAAACACCTTGCAGCGCATGGGAACCGAAATGCGTTCGTTTGCCAACCTGTTGCTTAGGACTTCGGATGATGAAATGTCGTTTGCCGGACTTGTGGATGCCAATGGTGCAAATGTTCTGAAATGGATGAGTCAAAGAGGTTTCATCAGTCACACACAATACAAGAGTGCGTTTGACAGCAAGGGCAACCTAACTCCTGAATCCAAGAATGATTTGCGTGGTATCATGTATCAAAGCATCTTCAAGGACGGCAGCACACGGTTGGAGGAAATGTTCAACGTATTGCCGGTAAAAGCACAAAAGGCTATTCTTGCCACTGCTTTCCGTGATTATGACAGTCCGAACAGTGAACGAATGGTAGATGAGATACAGAATTCCGTTCGTGCTTACTATGCTTTGTCCCAAGATAAAATGTTTGCAGAGGCAAAGAATTTCAAGGAAGCACGTATTGCTGTAGAAAACTGGAAACGCCAGTATCAAATGGATGATGTTACAGGGGAAAGTTATCTCCCTGCTGATAATTTCAGTAACTTTGTCTTGCATTTGGCCGCAATGTATAAAGGTGAAAGCCAAAGCTTCATTCAAAACACATTCGGCAAGATTTATGACCTTATACAAGGTACACAGGAAGAAACTCTGTTCGAACAGCCGGACAATACCCCTCGGACGCTCGTACAGGCTATTAAAGAAGCATTAAATTTAGATTACAATGGACAACAGCGAAGCAATGTATTGGTTGGCGATACTGCAACAAGCCAACGAGGGCAGCAAGGAAGCAATGGAGATCTTGCGCCAAGAGAACGAGTTGAGGACGGAAATGGGACAATCGATGATACAGGAAGAACTGAAAGCATTGGTGAACAAAGCGAAATAGAACCTTCTTTATCACAAGAAGAAATGCTATCTTCTGGTGATACTGACAATCAACTTAGTGCAAAAATAGCAAGACGCATTGAAGTTCAAGAAGATGATTGGGTTGAAAGCGGAAAGTATGGCGATACTTATAAACAGACAATTATTGTTGATGGTACTCATAAAGTTATAAAAGTTGATGCACCCGATGCGAAAGGTAATTATACAGGTAGTACTTATGAGTATGACGGTCAAACATTCGGGGATTTATTGGATGTTGTTAATTATATTGATGCATCTTCGTCTTTAGCCAATGCTGTTGCAGTGGCAGAGAAAGAAACCGATACTACTCCTACGGAGAAACAGAAAGAAGCCGGCAATTATAAGAAAGGTCATGTACAGGTTGGTACATTCAATATCACCATTGAAAACCCGAAAGGATCCGTTCGTAGTGGAATAGATACAGAGGGCAACAAATGGGAAACGACCATGCAGAACACCTACGGCTACATTCGTGGCACGGAGGGCGTGGACGGAGACCACATAGACGTGTTCCTCTCTGAGGATATTGACGGGTGGAACGGACGCAGGGTGTTCGTGGTGGACCAGTATAATGAGGACGGCAGCTTTGATGAGCATAAGGTAATGCTTGGTTTCAATGAAACTGACGATGCTGAGGCAGCTTACTTCGCGAATTATGACAGCGATTGGGCAAAGAATCACAAGACTGTGGTAACTGCCGTCAACTTGGAAGATTTCGAGAAGTGGATTGACAGTAGCCACCGCAAGACCAAGCCATTTGCAGAGTACAAGAGTGTCAAGACCGTGGAGGGACAGAACGCGCTACAGAAGAATACCCAAGACAATGTTCCTTACACCATTGCTCCGGCACAGTACACCACAAAGAGGGGTAAAGTATTGGATATGCAGATTGTGAAGTTTGGCATGGAACTGTCTAAGGATGAGTTCAGAAGTGCCAATGCATTTGCCAAGAGCCTTAAAGGATGGTATGACGCAAAACAGAGGGGCTTCTTGATGCGTAGCGAAGATGATGCTAAACAGTTGGTGGATGCCGTAATCCCGAAAGAGGATGCAGCCCTTTCTGTCACTCAATCTGAAGATTCGGAGAATGCTGTAGAAAACACTCCGCAAGCCGGTGAAGACATATTCCAAATGGCGGAACGTATTGCCAAAGAAGAGGAAGAAAAACGGAGAGCATCCAAAGAAAACGCACGAAAGGCGGAAGAAGCCGGAAAAGAACCCGTATCTTTGGAACACTGGAAGCGGATGGACGGTGACGCACGCATGGCGGAAGCCGGAAAACGACCGTTAACACGTGAGGAGATAGAGAGTGCTTCCACTGACGAAGTATTGAAAGCAAACGCTTTGGATTATCTTGACGGTAACCAGGGCATGATACAAAGTATATCCTATTTAAAAGTTTACGAAGATGTTAGGTATCCCAACAGAACTGCTGCCGCAGATAGCGGCGCAACCGACAGCGCACAGCTGGATACACCCGCTCTTGGAAACGAGCAGCGAGTGGACGTTCGAGATAGAGGACAAAGTGGAAACTCGAATGCACGACTGGATAGAGAAACTGGTGAAGAAGGAGTTCCCGCAGAGGGAGGACCACTACATGCTGACCCGTCTGACGCGCGAAGCGATGCTACCGGCAATGGAAATGGAGGCAGTGAGACACTTCCTGTTCGAGAATCCGTACTACAACCTGGTGATTCCCGGGGTGACGTGCATTCAGGAAGCAGTGTACGTAGCGGGGAGGGACGCGATGTCGGAGGAAGAACAGGACGAAAGAACAGTACAACTTCTCGAAAAAATAGTAAGTGGGGAGTACAGGCTGACACAGCAAGAAATGCAAAGAATGATAGAGGATTAGACCTCAACGACCCGCTCGACAAAGAACTTGCCGACGCGCTGAAGGAGTTCGACAGCGTGCTTGACGAGTTCAACCGTGCTGGACGGGAAGAACTTAGTATGAGCCTTGTCGGCATGAACAGCCGACAGATGGAAGTGTTGCCGCGGTTGGTTTCAGCCGGGGCAAAGGTTGGTTATGCATATATAAAGAAAGGCGCGCACAATTTTGCCGAATGGGCGAAACGGATGCGCGAGGCGCTCGGCGGCAAACTAAAAGACGCAGGACTTGGCGAGAACGAAATAGATGCGTTCATCAAAGAAATGTGGAAGAGCAAGCTTCCCATGGACGGTGAGGTGCATACCGTTGAGGAGTGGGCTGGCATCATCGGCAAGGTTGAACTTCGGAAGAAGGTGGGTGAATCGCTGGAAGAGAAGCGCAAGGCGCAACGGGCAGCCGAACCTATCCCCGTGAAGACATGTGACCGCGAAAACATCGTGGAGACACTTCCTTTCCTGTTGCCGCAGCAGCAGGATGACGTGCTGAAAGCGGAGACGCAGTTCTTTGACGAGAGCCACGACGACAGAGACCACGCTTTCGGCAAGGGCTATATGTTCACCAACGGCACGGGAACGGGAAAGACCTACACCGGACTGGGTATTGTGAAGCGTTTCATCAAGCAGGGTAAAGGACGTATCCTTATCCTTACTCCTTCGCAGACTAAGGTGAAAGACTGGATAGAGGATGCGGCCAACCTTGATATCGAACTGAACGACCTTGACAAGACGGCCAAGGCGAGAAAGGATGGCACGACCGCCATTACCGAGAAAGGCGAAGGCGCAGTGATAACGACTTATGCCAACTTCAGGCAAAACAAGGCGTTACTTGAAGACCTGTTTGACCTGATTGTGTATGACGAGAGCCACCGATTGTTGGAGAATAAGGGCGGTGTCGGAACTACAGGATCGATGCAGCATTACAAGTTGAGTAACCGTAACGAGCAATTCGCCTTCCTTCGACTACAAGATATCAATCCGACATGGAACGAGCTTAATGCCAAGAACGAAGAGTTTAGCACCCAGCGCGATGCAATCATAAAACGTATAGAAAAAGAGAGCGGCACAACCAATGAACTGACGCTTGGACAAAGAGGCGAACTGCCGCCTGTGTTTAATGGCAATTGGACTCAGGGCATGGAACTGAAATTCCCCGAACTTGCCAAGCTACGGAATGAATGTCTTTCTTTAGATGCAAAATACGCCAAAGAGGTGAAGCCCGAATTGGAACGACAAGCCAAAGAGAACGTAAAACATACAAAAGTAGTTTTCTTGAGTGCGACTCCTTTCAATACGCGTGAGAACCTTGATTACGTGGAGGGATACATCTTTTCTTATCCAGAAAAGGAGAAACAAGACGGTTATTCCACACAAAGTCCCCGTTCACAGTTTTACCTCGAACATTTCGGGGCAGGGTACAAATGGCGTTATCACCGTTTGGAAAGCAGCGGAAGTAATCCGGAAGCGGTATCGAAGCAGGAAGTGGAGTTCAGCAATTACCTGCAACACACGTTACAGACGATGAGCGGACGTATCATTGACAGTCCGTTTGACTATTCGAGAAACTTCCCCACTGTGACGCTTGACAAGGCGGAAGAATTCAACAACGCCATGGAGGAACTGTCACGAAATAAAGCAACATCGTACGCCTATCATGAAGTGATGGGTAATTATAATTACACCAGTGCATTGTTCGAGAGTATGAAGGTGACGCAAATCATTCCCCGCCTAAAAGAACATTTTGTACGCGGACGGAAAGCGGTGATATTTCATCGTCGTGTGGAGAGCAAGAACCCGCTTGTTCCACCATTCAAAACCATATTCGATGTGGCTGTACAATCGTTGAAGGAAGAATATGATGCCACGAAAAAAGCAGAGAACAAGAAGGAGATTGCAAGGCTTCGCAGGAAATATGCCGGTATGCTGGAATGGGAGCAAACACTTGACCTCCGTATGCCGAGAGAACAGTTGGCAGATGCTTTCGGGAAAAACAATGTGCTTTTCTTCAGTGGCAAGGAGAGTAAGAAGATAAAGGACAAAGCCGTAGAAGACTTCAACAATGATGCATCCGGCAAAAACGTCATCGTGATACAGGAAGATAGCGGAAAGGAAGGTATCAGTCTGCATGACACCACCGGAGAGCATCAGCGAGTGCTGGTGACATTGGCCTTACCACAAAGCCCGATTACTGCTTTGCAGATAGAAGGGCGTATTTATCGTATCGGTAACAAGAGCAACGCTATCTTTGAATATCCCTTGTTGGGATTGAACACGGAACTTATGCTGTTCGGGCAGAAATTCAATCAGCAGGTGAGCACGACAGAGAACCTTGCATTAGGATCGCAGGCGCGTAACCTGCGTGAGAGTTTCGCCCGCGGTGTGGAAGAACACAGCGGAAATGTGGATATCGACAACCAAGGTGTGGGCGGTAAGGAGTTTGACACTCCGAGCCATACGGAGACGGACGCTTTTGACAGTGCAGTGCTGGATTATTACACCAACCAGAAACTTTCGGGTAAAAGAGACAGTCGCGAAGGAACGGATTATTATCCTACACCCGAACCTCTGGGCTTCATGATGAACCAATGGGGACGTATTGGCGATGGCGAAAGTGTGCTTGAACCGAGCGCAGGTCATGGAGCGATAGCCAGATATGTGCCAAGAGAAAACCCGTTGACCGCTGTAGAACCCTCTCAAAGTTTGTTTAGTAAACTACAGATAAAAGCCGGAGGAAACGGGCGGAAATTCGAGAATACTATCTTTGAGGATTACAACGTGGTGAACAAGCACGATGTAGTATTGATGAACCCACCTTTCGGAGCAGGTGGCAGGCTTGCCGTGGACCATGTGGCGAAAGCTTTCCAACACTTGGAAGAGGGCGGACGTATCGTTGCCATCATTCCGAGAGGCTCGACAGACAAAAAGTTCGACAAATGGTATGAAGAACAGAAGGGTGTGGTGCTAACCGCTGAAATCGGCTTGCCCGATATTACGTTTGAACGTGCCGGTACGAGCGTAAACTGTCGCGTGGTGGTTATTGACAAGGTGACGAATGAAATCTTACGTCAGGATGCGGCATCCCGTGCTGTACATATGGATTTGAGCGGAGAACACTATGAGAAGATAGAGGACTTCTTCGAGGAGATACGGAACATTGACGTGCCGGAACGCACGATAGACCATAAAGCGAAACTGAAGAAGAAAGCTGCACCGACGGCACGTGAATTACGTACTGTCAAGGGTATTAATTACGTAAGCTTGACGGAGGACGGTATCAGTGTTTCAGGGCGCGGTGTCTGGGGTGGTTTGGAATGGAAGGACAAGACGGGAAAGGCACTGATCAATTATCTTGCAGACCAATACAGAAGATTCAAGAGCAACTATGATTACGCTGTTCGAGATAGAAGAGAGACGCAGGAGGCTGCATACGGTGAGATGAAAGAGCTTGCTTGCAAACTTGCCGGAATGACAGAGGATGAGATGCAACGGTATATTGACAAGAAATCCGGGGATGATATGCTATATAGAAGCGATGAGTTAATAGAGTCTATCAACGAACAGTTCAACGAAGAATTACAGCAGCAAATTGACGGCACGTTACCCAAAGGACATATCTATCAGTTAGGTAATCCCGGTAATGTGTTATTAGGTACCGGTGTGCCGAATCTCCCGATACAGCTTAATTCGACAAGGCTGATAGACAAGGCTACCCGATTCGGTCACAACTATGGACTTGAAGAAATCAAGGATTTGGTAGTTGCTCTTCAAAGCCCAATAGCTGTATTTGCCTATGGTGACAAGTCGAAAGGACAAAATATTATTGTTGAGTTATCAAGCAACGATAAAAATTTTGTTGTGGGTATGTCATTGAACCCGACTGTTGGAGGAAAGACTTTGGAAATAAACAGCATCAGGAATGTATTTCCTAAAGATAATGCCGAATGGTTGAATTGGATAACCCAAGAAAAGTTGTTGTATGTGGATAAAGAAAGAATCCAAAACCTAATAGACCAACAGCGAACGATTCTCGCTGACGTGGACTACTTGGATTTGGATTCTGTTACAAAGATAGTGGAAAGTTTTGAGAATCCAAGTGTTGAAAGGGAAAATCTGCGTGAAGGTGAAGGGGTATATACCGATGAGAGATTGAGCTATGAGAACGACCCGGTTGCAAAAATGCAGGGCAAGACAAGAAGAACAGTCAAACAACAGAGGGAGTTTGCCGAGCGTGAACGGCAAAGAATGTTTGAACGTGTGAAAAACCTTGCTAAGAAACTACATCTTGACAATGTAGATATTATTACCGATACCTCAACATTGGAGGGGAAGAAACAGCGTGCGAAAGGATTCTACTCAAAGAATACAGGGAAGATAACTATTGTCATCCCTAATCATACGAGCATGTTTGATGTTGAGCAGACTCTACTCCACGAGGCTGTGGCACACTACGGTTTGCGCCGGTTGTTCGGAGAACATTTTGATACATTCCTTGATAATGTATTCAACAATGCCGATGAAATTATACGCAGACGTATTGTAGATATGGCTTCAAAGAATGGTTGGGATTTCCGTAAGGCTACCGAGGAGTATCTGGCTTCTCTTGCCGAGGCTACCGAATTTGAGAACACCAATGCAAGCTGGTGGCATCAGATTAAGAATTTCTTCTTGAATATGTTGCACAAGATTGGCTTTGAAGATTTCAGAGGGGTAACTCTGACTGACAACGAACTCCGCTATATATTGTGGCGCAGTTATGAGAATCTTGCAGAACCGGGCAGGTACCGCAGCATATTGGGAGAAGCCACCGATATGAGCAAACAATATGAGTTGAAGGTTGGTAACTATGCTGAAATTTCAGCAAGTCAATCAGTCGTAGCCGAAACCGATGATAACTTGTATCGTGATGGCGACCCAGAGATACATGAAAAGGCTTTAGCCCGTGATAGGTATGAGCGGCGTGTACGCAGTGGAATGTATCAGTCACAGGAAGCTTTGCAGGATAGTATGCTTGGTTTGAAAGAAGCAATGACCGCAATCCTCGGCAAGAATACCCGAATGGAAGATGTTGATGGATTTGAAAATGCTTACTTAGGTGAGAACCGCTTATCAAGTGTGAACAAAGCCGAAGCCGATGCCTTTGCACACCTATTGTTCAAGCCAATGCTTGAAGAGATAGCTAGACTTGCACACAGTACAGCAGAGCGCGAAGAACTGACCGATTATATGATGGCTAAACACGGTCTTGAACGCAATAGAGTAATGGCAGAGCGTGATGCACAAAAGGACTTTGCAGAATACCAGAAGCAGCATCCGAAGGGTACAAAGGCTTTGCAGGACTTTATCGACGAGTGTCGCAAGCGTGATTATGCAGGTCTTACTGCCCTTACAGGTATAGAAGAGATTGTAGATGCAGAAGCCGAAGCAAAGGCTATGGTAGATGAGTACGAAAACGCACACGATACCACCGCATTGTGGAGTAAGGTTAATGCCGTCAGCAAGGCAATCCTTTCCAAGTCCTACGAATGTGGAGTGATGAGCAAGGAAACCTATGACAGTGTGAGAGATATGTATGAGTTTTATATCCCTTTGCGTGGATTTGATGAAAAAACGAGTGCTGAAACTTACGCTTACCTTACGCATAAGCAGAGTATATTCAATGCACCTATCAAGAAAGCGGAGGGAAGACGCTCTAAAGCGGACGATCCATTTGCCAACCTGCAATCCATGGCCGAGAGTGCCATTATGCAGGGAAACCGCAACAAACTCGTGAAGCAGAAGTTCTTAAACTTTGCCCTCAACCATCCGAGCGACCTTGTTAGTGTGAGTGATTTGTGGTTGCAGTACGATGCTGTTTCCGATGAATGGAAACCGATATTCCCCGACAATATTGACATCAACGATACTCCCGAAGAGGTAGAGCGAAAGATGAACGAGTTTGAGGATAAGATGAAGCAGCTTGCTGAATCTGCCCCCGATAACTACAAGCACGGCAAAGATGCGGCAAATATTCCGTACCGTGTGATAGAGAACCGTGATTTGCGCCAGCATCAAGTGGTGGTGAAGCGAAACGGCAGGGACTATGTGATTACCATCAACGGTAATCCGAGAGCTGCACAGGCATTGAACGGACAGACTAACCCGGATAATGACATCAGCGGAAGTATCGGTCAGCTTGTACATCTCATTGGAGATGTGAACAGAACACTGTCCTCACTGTACACCACATTACAGCCGGACTTCATTGCAAGCAACTTCTTACGTGATATGTTATATTCTAATTCTATGGTGTGGGTTAAGGAAAGTCCGAAATATGCTATTCAATATAACATGAACTTTGCGAAGTTACCTATTGTAAGAATGGTTATGTTATTGGATAAATACCGCAGGGGAACGCTTGATATGAATGATGAAATAGAGAAAATGTTTTATCAGTTCATGATGAACGGTGGCGAGACAGGATTTTCAAGAATGGCAGACATTGACGAGCATAAGAAAGAAATCAAGAAGATGCTGAAAGCGGCGAATGAAAAAATCCCTGCCCATGTGGTACGTGAATGTATGGCTACCTGGATAGGCGAAGTGGGACGAGGTATAGAGATGCGTGCTCGATTTGCCGCCTTTGTAACAAGCAGGAATGCGGGACGGACAATAGACCGCAGTATTTGGGATGCCAAGGAAATCAGTGTGAACTTCAACAAGAAAGGCGCAGGTGATAAGTTCTTGGGGGCTGAAGGACAAACCATGTTGGGAAATGTAGCAGCCGGTGTATCGGGTGCAGGACGAGCCGGATATATCTTTTGGAATGCCGCCCTGCAAGGAACGTTCGGAAACTTCTTGAAGTATGCGATGAGGCATCCCAGCAAAATGGGTACTGTCGTTGCATCATGGTATGGTCTAGCCATGCTTGTTACCGCACTTGCTTCGGCTGGAGGTGATGATGACGATGACAGCTACTATGACATACCCGAACACACTCGCAGACAGAACCTCATTGTCAAGGGGCCCGGTAACGCATGGATAAAGATTCCTTTGCCTATCGAGTACCGAGCTGTGTATGCGATGGGAGAACTTACCGGTTCTTCCCTGTTCCATAACGAGAAATTGGAGGTTAGCGATGTATTGGCACAGATGAGCCAATTGCTTCCCGTAGATATGATGGAGGGGACAAAAGCGTTGTGGCCAAGCAGCGTCAAGCCGATGGTGGAAGTATCGAATAACGAGAGTTGGTACGGTAGTCCGATATGGAAAGATACACCCTACAATAAATATATGCCGAATTGGACGAAAGCCTATAAGAGTGCGAATAAAGACCTTGTAAACCTTTCTGAAACACTGAACGAAGTCAGTGGAGGAAGCAAGTATAGGAAAGGTACTATTGACTTGAATCCTGCTGCCATTGAGTATCTATTGAAACAATACACCGGCGGCTTCTTCACTGTAACCAACCAAATTCGTAATTTGATCAATGTGGGAACAGGTGAAAAAGATTTTGATTGGCGTTATGTTCCGCTTGCCAACCGAATGTTGATGAGCGGTGGCGATGAACGTAATGTAGGTAGGGGGCTGGATGAGAAGTTCTTTGGTTATTTGGATACATACCGTGCAAAGGCGAGTGAATTCAGCGCCATTAAAGGTGATTTGAGTTTACCGTTGGAGAAGAAAGCAGAACTGATAAGCGAGATTATCATTGATCCTGAATATGTAAAAATGAAAGGAATGGAACGTATTTACTCAAAACTAAAGAAAGCTTATGATACTGCTAAGGAAATCGGAGATACCTCAAAAGCAGAAGAACTTGAAAAGAGGATTAATGAGTTAAAGCGGAAATTCATTTTAGAGATGGAGCAAGACGAACGTAAATAGTTAAACCTAAAATGATTGCTTGGGGTACTACTTTTGTACTTAAAGCAATCATTAAACAACGAAAATATGCATAATAAAGGCAAAGGAAAATTGTTACCAATGAGCCGAATTGCGCCGAAACGGAATGAATTATCTGAAATTGATACCGTTGCTTCCGCAAAGCGGTATGGTGACCGCAGAGCATTTGATATTCTAATGGAAGCGCAGTACTATTGGAATCAGATGGAGGACTTTCGAAAAGACCGGGAACGCAATAAACGCTATACTTATGGTTTTCAATGGGATGATATGATTTGTGTTGATGGTAAATCCATGACTGAAGAAGAATATATCAAGAGCCAAGGTAATGTGCCATTGAAAAATAATCTTATTCGTCGGCTTGTACGCAGCGTATTGGGGGTGTACCGCAGCCAAAGTAAAGAACCTACCTGTACAGCACGTGATAGAGACGAACAAAAACTTGGTGAAACAATGAGTACTATATTACAATGCAATATGCAACTCAACCGAATGCCCGATGTGTATGCTCGAAGTATGGAAGAGTTTCTAATCAGTGGCTTTATTGTTCATCGTAAATCATACGGCTGGCGTAATGGGAAAGAAGACTGCTGGACGGATTATGTACAGCCGAACAATTTCTTCATTGATAACAATATGAGGGATTTTAGAGGTTGGGATGTGTCCGTGCTTGGAGAAGTACATGATATATCTTTTGGGCAACTGTGTGAACAATTTGCTTCCAGTCCGCAAGAATATCGTGAGCTTCGTGATATTTATAAGTGGGCTGCAAGAAAGGATTATATAGCCACTTACGCAGAGCGATTTGGGTATAGTCGGTTAGAAAATTACGATTTTCTCTTTACCAGTGAGCCGGGAAGGTGCAGGGTAATAGAAATATGGCGTAAGGAACAGAAGCCGAGATACCGTTGCCATGATTACCAAAATGGTGACATTTTCAAGATAGATGAGGAAGATTATGTGCGAGTAGTACTTGCTGAAAACGAAGAACGTATGCGTATGGCCAAGGAGGTGGGTATGCCTGAAGAAGAAGTGCCGTTGATAAAAGCTACTTGGTTTGTAGATGATTACTGGTATTTCTATTATCTATCTCCATTCGGTGATATATTGAGGGAAGGGGAGACGCCCTACGAACATGGCAGTCATCCATACGTTTTTAAAGCTTATCCGTTTATTGATGGTGAAATACACTCATTCGTGGCGGATGTGATAGACCAGCAACGATACACTAACCGATTGATAACTCTTTATGACTGGATTATGAGAGCGAGTGCGAAAGGTGTACTGATGATGCCGGATGATTGCCTGCCTGACGGTGTGAGTATTGATGATATAGCTGAGAGCTGGACGGAGTTCAATGGTGTCATTGTGTACAAACCAAGTAAAAGCGGTAATGTACCGGAACAGGTAGCCAACAACTCCACGAACATAGGTATTGCTGAACTGCTGAATATGCAATTGAAATTCTTTGAGGATATTTCGGGGGTAACTGGTGCATTGCAGGGAAAACCGGGATATTCGGGGGAAAGTGCATCACATTACAATCAACAGACAGAGAATGCTACAAAATCATTACTAGATTTGCTTGAGTGTTTTAGTTGCTTTGTTGTGGATGGGGCATACAAAGATGTGAAGAACATGCAGCAGTTTTATGATACGAAACGTGTGTTTAATATTGCTGGTAGGAGTGGTGCGCAAATTGAATATGACCCAAAGAAAATCCGGGATGTAGAATTTGACTTAAGCATTACTGAAAGTACTTCAACACCGGCATACAGGCATCTTGCTAATGATATGCTAATGCAGTTGTACCAGTCCCAAGCGATCAGCGTAGAACAGTTGCTTGAACATGGAGATTTCCCGTTTGCCGATGAACTATTACAGAGTATCAAGAGCCAAAAGGAACAACTCGCACAGGGGAGAGTTCCTGACGGGCTTTCACCTCAATTGCTCCAACAAGCGCAACAAAATGCAAATATGGAAGCTGTAAATCAGTTGCATGGGGCAATGCAAGGCTAAATTCTAAACGGCGAATAGAAACTCGCTCTATTCGCCGTTTAGAAAATTACTCTTTGGACAATTGGTCGCATTCTATCCATGTTTCTAATGTATTATCGAATAGTACTGTACACCCGTAATTATCATCGTCTACCGCTAACACTGTCCCAGAATTTCCATCGTCATTACACACAACTCGGTCGCCAGCTTTTATTTTTCGGATATTGTCAATAGCTAGAGGGTCATTAGTAAGTGTGACAATGCCGTCTATTCCCTGTTTTGCATCATATCTACTTCCCATTACTTTTTTCTTTTTTTGAGTGAATCAAGGTAAGTGAAATATTCTTTGCGCTTGAGTTTAACAATTAATTCAGGTAATGCGCCGCTTCCATTTTTATAAGGAGTACAATAGAAACACTCACGCTCCAAATCATTCACAAATGTTGAACGAGATAAATAACCTTTCTGTTTCAGTTTGCGGAAGTTGAATCTATCCATAATGATGAGTTTACCACTCTTTCCATTGGGCATAACGTAATAACGTTCACCTGTTTCTTCATGTGCTTTGTCTGCTTGCGCTACCGCTTCATTTAAGCGGATTGATGCGCGTAATTTTCTGATAATGTTCATTGTTTATTAGTTTATTAAATTAAATATTTAATTTTATATTGTTGCTGCCGAAACAGCTTTCTTTCTTCTCTTAACAGTAAATCGGCCAACACGAGGTACAATTTTGGGAGTATCCATTTCAAAGAAGCAGATATGCAGTCCGATAGCCCTTGTCATTAATAAGTCATCATGCTTACCGGTAATTGCGCCAAAAGCACCGTTCGGCTTTTTCTCATAACACAGATATTCATCTAAACAACGTTCATCACGTTCTGTGTACAGGTTCTCACGAATAACTTTGACTAATGTTGATATAATCATTGGTTTAGTGGAAATGTTGGTGTGAAAACCATATTTTGTAGGTAATCCCTCGCGTACATCTTCTTCTGACTGTTTGCGTGCATACAGGTTGGGATATATATCCTTTATTTGGTTAAGAATAAATCCGGATTGGTCACCGTCCACTTGTCGCTCTTTATCATGGGTTTCCAACGTGTTGCTCTCTATTACCAAGAGCGAGTTGTCATAAAACGCTGCTATTTGTGCCGCTTTCCACGCAAGCTGGTCGATGTCGCAATGTCCATACCATTGGGCAACCACGACAGGCCTGTCGCCGTCAATCATGAATAGACGATCAAACACGACAATGACAGAGAAGTCGGCTTTATTGGAACGGCCTCCCACATCGACAACAGTGAGGTAGCGGTCTGTGACAACTTCCTTTTCATCTATTTCAGGAAGTTCCCAAATATGTAACAACCCCTGTTTGTCTTCCACAAAACGCAAGTTCTGCAAAGCGTTTTTGCCTTCGTCTGCATCGGCGTAGACTTCGCCGACATATTTAGGCTTCTTGCAAGTATCACGCATTGCGTCCACCTTGTATTTGTCAAACACACGCGCTCCTGAATGAACAAAGGCTTCAATATCGTCGGACGGAAATTCGGCAGCCATTTGTCCATGGTCATTATACTTCCTACGTTCGGCTATATACCAGTTGATAGCTTCGAGCGTAGCCCCTTTCTCCCATAACCACCAAAGATACTTACCGCATTCTTCACGTTCGGAACTAGTATTTTCATTGTTACGGTTTTTATAGAGCCATTCTGCAAAACCTTGTTTTTCTTTATCCGAATTGAAAGCCAGCGTGTATTGTTCTATGTCGAACCATGATACGAACATGGCCTCGAACTGGGAATTCCCTTTCTTTGCTGCAGTATATTCCCTGTGAAAGAAATTTCCTGTACCATTCGCTGTACTCTCATAGACAATCATAGTGTATGGTTTTAGGAGAATACCCGAACAGGCCGACCGCACAATATCTTCTGGTTTCTTACCTTCCGTTGCTTTCCATATACCTACTTCTGAAAGATGTACAAGGTTATAATCTCCACCTCGGCAACTATCCGGGCGTTCTGCTGTACCAATTTTAATTTTACAGTTTCGTTGAGGAACACGGTATATGCTACCCGACTTACCCACTCCTACAAGTTTCGGCTCATTCTCATTGTAAAGCTCATCAATCTTGTGAAGCATTTCGACTGGATATTTTTTAATCATCCTGTCGAACATATCTTTGATTTCATCGGAGCCTGCACCTTGATGTGCAATAATGAGTGAGTTCAGTCCTATTTTGTGAAGGAGTTGCAACCATGCCATATAAAGCTGTGAAGTGGTAGAGCCGCCCCATTGCCGCGCCTTTAGTAGAATAATACGTATTGGTTTTCCTGCAATACGTAATTTCTCAAGCCGTTCTACAAAGCGACGTTGCGGTCTTGTAAGACGGAACAATACATCTTCTCCACCACCTTTATTCTTGATATAAACGAATGTAGCTGCCCAAAATGGAAAGTCCTCACGGCTACGTATGCGTACAAATTGCTCTATAACTTTCAGCCGATCATCCGGATTGTCTTCTACCCCCATGTAATCCGTAAGGAATCTGGTAACAGAACCTGCTTCCGCAAGTTGACGTACAAGCGGTATTTTCATTACACGCTTTGGTAGCCATTGATTGCGTATAGGAAAATCACTAATGGTACATTTGACACGTTCCCCTACAGAACCTTCGCCGGTAATAGGATTAAATTTTGCATAAATAATTGAATTACGGCGTTCATTCTCTATTAGTATATTGGTAATGGCTTTTATGTTTATATTACCTTTAATCATGTGACTTTTTTATTATCGGCTTGTTAAGCAGAGCCACAAGGGAACCTAACATATAACACCATAGATGTAATATTGCATTGGTGTTTGGAAATAAGAAACCTGCAGTAAGATAGAGTATCATCCACAACTGGTAATATTGTTTGCGTAATACTTCAAACGAGATTGAGCCAAATAAAACAAATACTATTCCCGATAACCCTACTGTTGGTGATGCCATTTCGTCAATAAAATATCCAATAGTGTCAACTGGAATCGTAACAGCAATAATGTAAGCTAGTACTAACCGCCATATTCCAATGTCATAAATAAAAACCATTGAAAGCAAACACCATGAATTAAGGGAAGCGTGCAGAATGTTTGCGTGAAAAAATGGGTACAATACACGTCCGGCAATATCACTTCCTGCGTAAATGCCTACAGTTTGCCAATCCCATGCTTTGAAAAATGACAAACCTATAACAATAGTAGAAATTACAAGAGCCGTAATCTTTTCCATTTTTCTCGTATCCATTGTTTTCTTGCTTTACATACCATTACTTTTGCACTACCTGGTGTAAGGTAGAATTTAGGAGCAGGTTGTGCAATAACTTTGGCGCACAGTTCGGAAATAGTTAATTCAGGACATTCTTCTCGGAGCTTAAGTACCCGATTATAAATTTCTTCATACATTTCTTTTTTCAATGGGCACATTGTGCTCAAATCTGTTTTACCTCTCATTATTGCAGAAATAATCAATGCAGCACGTATATCGCTAACCCAAAAGCGTCGAGAGGGCATATTGACTATTATCTTGTATACCTCGGACATACGGATATAGTCGCATGATGAAATGTATTCATCGTATGCTCTCATTAAATCGTCCATACGTTCCTTTGAGTATTCCATTATAGCGCCTTTATGCTTCATTTTCTATTTATCTATGTTCCAAAGTTATCAATTGGAGCGTAAAAAGATAAACGTGGATTCCTTCTTCATCTCGCTATTTTTGCTTTGTAGATAAAGACCAAAACTTAAATTTTTCACAATATGCCTAATAATACGGAAGTTAAGAGCAATCGCGAACGATACACAGAGCGATTGAAAACAAAGTATCCTGATAAGGAATTTGCTGATGACGAGGCGTTATTCGGTCAAATTAACGACGATTACGACGGTTACGACAAAGAATTATCCGGTTATAAAGAACGGGAAAAAGCACTCTCTGACCTATTTGCGAGTAATCCGCGTAGTGCGGCATTCCTTACAGATTGGCGTAAAGGGGAGGATCCAATTGTTGGTATGGTACGTAAGTTTGGTGATGATTTCAAAGCTGCACTTGAAGACCCTGAAAAGCAAGAAGCACTTGCAGCTGCCAACAAAGAGTATGCGGAACGTATAGCTAAAGAGAGTGAGTTTGAAGAGCAGTATCAGCAGAACATTACTGAAACGCTTTCTACCCTCGAGTTAATGCAACAGGAAGATGGACTTTCTGATGACGAAATAGACCAAGCAATGGAGTTCCTGATTGGCATTATGAAAGACGGGCTTCTTGGTAAGTTTACGCGCGAAAGCATACAAATGGCTATTAAGGCTATTAAACATGATAGCGACGTAGAAACAGCCAGTCATGAGGGGGAAGTAAAAGGACGCAATAGTAAGATTGAGGAAAAACTACGCAAAGGGAGCAAAAGTGACGGTACTGCTAATCTTGCAGGAAAGAATGGAGGTGGTAATGCTGGCTCACGACAAATGCCCGATCTTGGTGCAATAAGTCGATATGATGGTGCACAGAATATTTGGGAACGTGGAGGCGAAAAACGTAGATCAATAAACAAATAAATATACATAATTCATTTATTAACAATTAAAATTTCAAGTAATGAAGAAAGCAATGAATTTCTTTTGTCGCATTACGTTAATGATATTAGCGTTTGTGACGAGTGCATCAAGCGGTGTCATGATGGCTGACGCATCAAATCTGCCAGATGCAGGTAAAGTGACAGCCGGTGCAGACGGCACAGGTGGAATAGATGGTATTGCAACGGAGACGGGAGGGCGTAACGAAGGTGACTCTAATTTCTATCTAAGCGATGTAGATAAACGCATCGTGAAAATTCGCCCGATGGCAACTCCTATAGACCAAATTAGCCGTTATGCAAAATCGGATAGTACTGATTCTTTTGAGGTAAAATATTACAGCGTAGGTACACGGGAAATCAAGTGCGCCACCAACAAGGAGTTAGCCGCCATGACAAGCGGAGCAAGTGTATCGCTTCCTGTGGATGATGTGAATATGTTTACCCTTGACGATACTATCCGTGTTGTAGGTATCAGTGCCATAACCAAGCCTGACGGTACTGCATATACTAACGATGACAGTAATGTTCCCGACCTTGTGTTGTGCGTTTGCGGTAAGGACAGCACAACCAACCTTCCTACCGTGTATGCGGTAAATGGAACGATGGACACATCTTCTAAACAGCCTATCCTTGTTCCCGCCATTCCAAGCGGTACAACCCTCGTGCGTATGGGTAAGGCTTGCGGAGAGCTTGACGTACAAACGGGTCGTTTCAACAACATCCCGATGCCGGAAACGCAGTACTGTCAAAACTTCATGATACAGGTGGAACAGTCTACCTTTGATAAGATTGCTGCTAAAGAGGTGAATTGGAACTTTTCCGATATTGAAGAAGATGGTGTATATGATATGCGTCTTGCTATGGAAAACACTTACTTGTTTGGTGTGAAACAGGTTATCAAGCATATCGCTAAGGATGGTATGAACACGTGGTTTACGGGTGGTATTTGGTGGATGGCAGGAAAAGACATTGAGGTTGGTGAGTGGAATAGCGAGAAAAATTGTGCTGAAATTACTGATGAGAATCTCGTGGATATAACCAAAGACCTCTTTGTTGGGACAGGTATCGGTAATAAGCGTAAGATTTTATTCTGTGGCTCTGATATGCTATCTGCATTTTCTAAGATTAAGAGTGAGAAATTCCGTTTGAAGGATACTGTTGATGTTTGGAACTTGAAGTTCAAGTCATGGGATACAGACTTTGGTGAGGTGTTAACCATTCATCACGAGCTGTTTGATGTGAATGGCATGAGCGATTGTGGTTTTGCTATGGATCCAGAATACCTTTCCAAAAAAACTCATGTGTCTTGGGCACGTAACGTACTTGACTTGCAAAAGGCCGGTATCCGCCGTACTGATGCGGTAGTTATTCAAGAGGTAAGCTGCTTGTATCTGCGCTATGCAAAGGCACATGCACGTATGAGACTTGCAAAGGCACCTACAACGGTAGAAGAAAGTGGTGCAGAAGCCGCTTAATTATAAATAAATCAAATTATTAATCGGGGGATGGGATAAAAGTCCTATCCCTTTTTTTAATTCATTCAACAATATGATTATTAAGACTTACAAAGCGAATACCAATATTAGTATTAATGTTGTGCTTCCCAGCAAAAAGAATTTACATATAGCGTTTACTCCCTTATCAAATGGTAGTAGCGTATTTACTACTGATAATGAAGTGATACAAAAGTCAATAGAGAAACACTATAAATTTGGAAAGCTGTTCAAGCTCCATGCTTCACAAGAACAAAGTGTGGAAAAAGAGGTAACTGATAAATTAAAGAGCACTTCTTTAAGAAAGAAGAAAGAAACTCCGGCTGCTGAGAATGTAGATAAAACAGAATTGGATAACAACGAGAACGTTGGGCAAAACGGAGAGACGAAAGATAATGATGAAGCGGGCAATGATGACACTATCTGTAAGGTCAAAGTGAGCGATATTGCAACTGCCAAAGATTATCTTGCTGATAAATTTGGTATCAGTCGTACTTCTATGCGTTCTACTAAAGCCATCTTGGAACAAGCAGCAGCCCATGGAATAGAGTTCGAAGGATTGTAATAATAAAGTAATAGCGTATGACGGTATATCATCTTGACGAGATAGCTAAAGATGTTCGCATTGCACTTGACCAAAACATAACGAGTGATGTATTGAAAGAAATTGGTGATGTAGAAACGCTTGCATTAAACGACATCATTAAATCAAAGATTATTGAGGCTGTAAAACGTATACACAGTTCTGCACCTCCTTACTTGCTCGATGGGGGGCATAATTTCGGAGAAGAGGTGTATTGGAAAAAGAATGAAAGCGGCTGTGTGTTGTTACCGGAAGATTTTATGCGCTTTGTTGTTTTTCAGATGAGCGATTGGGAACGTGCTGTATTTTATCCCATAAGTGTTGATGATCCTGAATACGAGAAGCAATCCTCTAGATTTAAAGGGATACGTGGTACTACCCAACGTCCTGTTTGCGCTATTTCTATACGACCAGAGGGGAGAGTACTGGAATTTTATTCTTGTAAGAGCCAAGATGCAACTGTCAGTCGTGCAGTTTATCTTCCTTATCCTCAAATAGACAAATATGGTGCGATAGAGATTTGTCAGCGATGTTATGATGCGGTAGTGTATACAATTGCTGCACTAGTATTAACAACATTCGGGGATGTGGAGAAAAGCTCTGCATTGAACGAATTAGCTAAATCAGTATTAATATGAGTTCAATCAAATCAACACAAGTAGACGGTGATGTTTCTGTTAGTCGTAATGCTGCAATAGGTGGTGATGTAACCATTCAAGGTAAAACCCATTTAAAAGGGAATGTAAAAGTAGAGGGATGGCTTGAGGCAAAGAATATCCAATCTGCTAATAAAGGGTTATTTGCCACCATTGAGAAGTTAAAAATAGCACATCCATTTCCCCATAATGGTTGGTGGGCACTTGTTGGTACGACTTTACCAGCTCCGATATATGTTGGTGATGGTGGAGAATGGGTACCTACAGGAGAAGAAGGAGGAACCCCTTCCGTTGATGATGGGAAATATAATGAGATTGTCGAAAAATTTCAGAATGATATTACTCAGTTACAAAATGATGTGACTGAAATAGGGGAAAAGAATGAATCGTATGATGATAGTGTCAATTCCCTGCAAGAACGAATGGATGCTGTAGAAAATACGGCAGATGAGGCAAACAATAAGGCTAATAATGTGGATGAGCAGTTAAGCGCATTCAAAGCAACAAAAGGAGCTCAGGGTGGACTTGCTCCCCTTGATGATTATGGAAAAGTGCCTAGTCATCATTTGCCGGCTTATGTGGATGATGTGTTGGAATTTGACGATATTGTTATTGGCATCCCTACCACCGTCGAATCCATAGATAAAAATTCTACAGATGAAGGGTGTAATGTAGTCTATGACGAAGAACGTCATTGTTTTATTCTTGCCTATTTATCAGTTGTAGAAGAGCATGGACAAATTACTACATATTATGGAAATTGGAGAGATGCTGAAAATTATGGAATGCTAAGTGATAATGGCTGTATCCCTTATTCCGGGAAAGTATTTCTTTGTAAAGAGGATGGGAAGAGTTATCGTTGGAGTGGTACTCAATTAACTCCTATAGGCTCAGACCTTGCGCTTGGCCATACAAGTGCAACAGCGTTTCCCGGTGATGAGGGGGCAAGATTGCAAGAGGAAATGACTCAAGCGGCCCAGGATATTACGGATAATGAGAATGCATTGATAACTCAAAATAAGCAGATAGTAGCACGTGGCATTGTTAATGCAAATAAATTGTTTGGATTGGCAGATAGGAAAGTAACATTTTCTGTTGTACTTGACAAGTGTGCTACTTCCGAATATGCAGAAGTCTTGCAAATACCGGGTATTATACTGACATTCTTTACAGAAAGTGGTTGGCTTTCCAAACAGTGGACAAATACTAGTGATTGGAATAATGAAAGCAATTGGACAGATTTTGGAGCCGACAGTGACACGACGGGCAAAGACGCAGTGTTGTTAGTCGATGAAATTGCACCATTATCAAATGGCTATTATACCCTTGAAACCGCCATTGCCGCCATCGTGTCCTATCAACAGGAATCAGGTATCAATTATGAGCGAACGGGCCTTATCATCACCTATAAAACAGGCGAGTATGAAATGGAAACCCGGCAGTTCCAGGGAGCCGTTTCCGATTTTAATGAGGTGGCACTTTGGAAAAACTTTGGTGGTGGAGGTTCGAAAGTAGAGCTTGGTGATGCTCCTGAAGAGGGCGGTGACAAAGCACTGTCTACCGGCGGTGCATATGATTGCATCCCTGTGGACTTCTCTTTGGACACCGAGACTGAGGGTGTTGTCAAAATCCAAATGGTCAATGCCAAGGGTGAAGGGGTTGGCGAGGAAAAGCAGTTCCTTGTCGGTACCGGCGGTGGTAGTGGTGGTGGCGGTACTATTGTGGCCATCGCCTTTGAATCCTCTCCCGTCTACGGGGCATACGGTTCACCTATCAAGGGACGTGCGGCTGTCCGTTCCGTGACCAGCGGCGGTGGTATTGAAACGGAGAACTCCATTGAAACGCTTGAGATAGTTGACCGTGACAGCGGTCTGACCGTGTGGACGGAACGTGTCAACAGACCGAGTTCCGGTGATTTGACTGATTACACGTTCGAGCTTGACTTCACTTCGTTCTTCACAGCTGCGGGTTCCCGCAAGTTCAAGCTTGTGGCTACCGATGATTCCGGGAATACCGGAAGCAAGAACATTTCTGTTACTGCCGTTGATATAACCTGTACCTGCGTGCAAGTGTTGCAATACAGCCCGGACACGCCCGTAACCCCGACAATAGGAAGCGTTACCATCCCCCTGTACAAGTTCGCCAACAACCAGTCGGACAAAGGCATTTCCGTCCGGGTGGACATCAAGATTAATGGAGAATGGCATCTCCTTGCCACAACCGCCGTCAATGACAGTTTTACCCATTCCATTACCCTGCATCCGTCAGAACTGGGCCTGTCACATGGCAGCTACCCGCTCCGCATACAGGGGACTGACATAGCCAGCGGTGCAAAAGGCAATACTATTTACACTGCCGTAATGGTGGTGGAAGCTGGAAATGAAACGCCGATAGTATCGTTACGGTACGATGACACTACCGGCGGCACGGTTCGCTTGTACGACACGCTGAAACTCGATGTCGCGGTTTACACCCCCGGCAAGTCGCAGTCGCATGTCGCCATATTTGCCAATGGTACACAATTCACTCAGCTTCTCGCCCTCAATACCCGCAGTTATTCTGTTTCACAGCAGATAAAAGGTTATGCCGACGGCACTGCGGTAACCTATAATGCTATCGTCAATGGTGTATCGAGCGATAATGTCGTTGTTACTATTGACGGCTCGGCCATCGATGCCGAACTGACTTCCGGTACTATCTACGACTTTGATTTTTCGGGACGCTCCAACGATGAAGCAGACCATAGCATCACGTCGAACGGTTATGAGTTGAAACTGACCGGCGCGAACTATACCAGCAACGGATTCGGTACCTTCCTCGGCAAGAATTGCCTGCGCATCGCGGAAAATGTAACCGGACAGCTCAACCATTATATGTTCGGCTCTTCGATGTTGGAGGCTACTGGCGGGGCGATACAGTTCACCTTTGCGACCAGGAACGTGAAGGACAAGAACGCAAAACTGATGGAGTGTTACGACGAGAGTTCCGGAGCGGGCTTCTATGTGACCGGCTCAAAGGTGGGCATCTACTGCAAGAACGGCATCAGGTCGCGTGAGGAACGCTCCTACGAGCAGGGCAAGGAGATAACCGCTGCTATTGTCGTAGAGCCTACAAGCATATACGTTGAGCGTGGCGGCATCAAGTATTCAATGATATGTCTCTACCTTGACGGCGAACGTGTCGCGGCCCTCGGCTATGTGGGCGGCGCCGGCAATCTTTTCCAGGATCGCAATATCAAATTCAATGGAGAGAAAGGCGACCTTTACCTCTATAACCTCTGTGCGTGGAACACCTATTTCGAATGGGCGCAAGCCCACAAGAACTACCTTGTCCGGCTTACCGACACGGAAATAATGGTCAAGGAATACGAGTTTGAGAATGTACTTGTCTCCCAGACCGCTGAAGGTACGACTATGTTGCGCCCGAGTGCTGCGGAACTTTACGCTCGGGGCATTCCCTATATCGTTGAGGTTGCATCGGATGAGAGCTTCAACGAGTTTGACAACGGTGTTTCGACAAGCGACAATTTCACCGTCGACCTTTATTATTACGACCCCGTTCATCCGTGGCGTTCATTTGTGGCACGCGGCGTTCGCAAACGCAGGCAGGGAACCACATCAGCCAAACGTTGCAAGAAAAATCCCCGTTATTATCTCGGCAAGGCGAAGGAGATTGTTCCGTTGTTCCCGGATTACACCAATGCGGACGCACTGCTTTCCTACGCGCTTTTCAAGCAGAAAAAAGTGCGTGTGGGCGAGAATACCATTCCCGTGGACATTATCACGGTAAAGATAGACTTTTCGGATTCCAGCGGTGTGAACGATTGCGGCACTTGCGACATGATGAACTACACTTACCGCTCGCTCGGTGGCGACTACCTGACCCCGGCACAGCGCTTCTTTGACGGCACGTATGACTTGGGTGACATACACATTGAAGGCTTGGAGATGAACCACTCGACCGCCAACCATCCGGTGTGCGTGTTCCGTTCCACGTCGGACACGTTGCAGAATGTTTACTTCGAGGCGCGCGGCAACTGGAAAGAGGACAAAGGGGAGCAGACCGCCCTCGGCTTCATGAACACTCCCGGCTATAACCTCGGTTGTCTGAACTACCAGGACGCATCGTTTGTCGAGTTCTTCGGCCGCGCAGAGGAAACGCTTGACCAGATAGAGGAACGCTTCAAGGCTACAGACGGACTTGATACGGGTATGCCCTACCTGCTGTCTTTGTATTGCGGGCGTGACTACCGCTTCATGCGTTACGTTGACGGCGCATGGAAGGATACGACCGGTTCAATGTATCAGGAAGGTGGCAAATGGGTCATTGATGGTGACGTGCTGAACCCCATTGAGGGTTTCGAACTACTTGTGTACCAAGGGATGTGCTGGTGGCGCGGGGTATCCTCGGTTGAGGAAATGATGAAGCCAAGCACGATGAAGTCATCATGGGTACAGAAACTCATCGATAAGGGAGAAATATCGGGCGAAACGTTCCCTGCATGGACGTACTACTTCGAGTGCATGGTGGACAACGACCAGCTTGCCATCGATTACGCGCTTGGGAAGAAAGTGCCTTACCAGCTCTATGATATGTTGCGCTTCTGCCACACTTGCGACAAGGACTACAATGCCGATTGGCAAGAGAACTGGCGTACCCAACTACATCTGCATGCTAACCCCAAGTCGGTGATGAGCTACTACGGCTTTACCGATTACGCCTGCGGCAAAGACCAACAGGCGAAGAATATGCAGCCGATGTGGTTCTTGGAGAGCGGGGCGAGCGTAACCAAGGGCGTCTATTCACCAAACGCCCTCATCATGTACCTTAACAAAATATATGATGCCGACGGCGTGAATGACAAGGACAATGACGGCGGTTGTGACACCGACCCCGAAGTAGACCCCGGCAAGCCATCGACGGACACATATACTAACCCGTTTGCGGGATGGAACAGCATCCTTTGGGTATGTTGTAGGGAACAGCAGGAGGTATTGCTTGCCGACGGAAACACCATAGACCTGCGCACGGTCATCGCGGCGATGCGCTCCTGCCAAATAGAAGTGGACGGTCAAATGATGAAACCTTTCTCACCGGATGGCGCTATCTATTTTTATTGTACCAAACGTCAATTGGTGTGGCCGAAAGTGGTCAGTTCTTACGACGGTTACCGGAAGTATATCCAGTACACCGCCACCTCGGATGCCATCTACTTCTACGCTCTGCAAGGGCTTGGACTTACATCACTCCCTGCATTCATCCGTACCCGTTGGCGCATTCGCGATGGCTATTACCAAACGGGGGACTTCTTTAGTGGTGTATTGTCCGGGCGTATAGCGTGCGGACAGGATGCAACCATTACCATTACAGCCGCCGCTACGGGCTATTTTGGTGTCGGAAACGATGCCAGCGGCAACCTTTCGGAGAGTTGCTACCTCGAAGCCGGACAAAGCTATACGTTCACCAACTTTGCCAAAGATGAGGGCGCATTGTTGTACATCTACCAGGCTGACCGAATGAGCAGTATAGACCTCTCCGCATTGACGCTTAGTGACAACTTCGATTTCTCGGTGATGAGCCTTGTGGAGACTATCATAACAGGTGGCGAGACGCACATCGAAAGACCTATGGGTTACAATAAACTGGAGGCATATATGCTCGGTGACTTGCCGTTCCTTAAAACGCTGGACATCCGTAACACCGGAGCAAAGAGCCTTGATGCTTCCAAGTGTCCCCGTATTGAACATATCCACACTGAGGGTAGTGTATTGGAGAACATCACTCTTGCAGAGACTTCTCCGATTAATGACATCTCTCTTCCACCAACAATGACAAGCCTCCGTTTTGTCGGCCTTCCTGAGCTGACCTATACCGGCCTTTCCGCTTCGTCCGGCCTGCAAATCGAATCCATGCCGAACGTCGGGCGGCTGCGTCTTGAAACGTCGCCTAAACTTGACGCCATTCAGATGCTCCGTGACGTCCTCGCTTCACAAACGGCATCCCGTAAACTTTCCATGCTCCGTATCTCGAACATGACACTGAAGGCTGACGGCTCCGAGCTTCTTGCCATTCTCGAATATGGAGTTGCCGGAATGGATGAGGACGGCAACAGACAGGATAAACCGGTAGTCAACGGCACGTATGAACTGACAGTTATCCGTGAAACGGATGAAATCGAATCCCTTGAATCCGGTATCGACGGCCTTGTCATCCTTACCGTCATAGATGCCTACATCGACCTGATCAACTGGTTCAATAATGAGTCTTATGGCGGAGAACCGTACTACGATAACGTAACGCTGGACAACATCAATGAAGTCCTTGAATATTATAACGGCGAAACCTACGAAGAATATCTCGAACGCTTCGCTGAAGACAATATGGATATTAATGATTTAATCAACAAGTAACTATGACGAATGAACAAAGCGCAACGCTGCTTCGCTTGAATAAACAGGCACAAGTGGCAGCACTGAACGCCGTGGGCTTCTCGGATGTCACCGAGAATTCCCGCGCATCTGAATTTGGACAACGTATCAAGTGGGCCGCCGGTCTGCTTGATCTGCATCTTGCCTGTAATCGTATTTCGGATAACTCCAAGGCATACTTTACTGCTGCCGAATGGAACTCCCTTACGCTCGCTAATAAGCAACTGTATATCAAACGCGGGCTTCGTATCCGTGCCCATGGACACTCCTTCGTAATCGCCGCCCAGGAGTGCTATAATGCCGATATGACTACTACCTTCTATTGGGGCGGTCAGGGTAAAGCCATAGACGGCCTGAACCAAAAAGGAC